AATATGAATGACCAAACAACTCAAATGACACAGTATATTCCTATGGAATCATTATCTAAATGTATGAAAGAAGTAAGATTACTTAAGAAAAAAAATACTGGATATGACAAGGATGCTTTTTGTGGTCCAGGTATTGTAGAAATTAAAGACGGAGAAGTAATGGCATTATACAATGACGTACCAGATGGTGCTACATTAGTTAAAAAAGATATAGATGCAGCAGCATTTGAAAGATGGGCACTTCGTGCCAAAGCTAAGTGGGATTAATGGAACCAGTAACTATAGCTTATATTTTTTTTGGAACACTCTGGGTAATAGGTGTACTATCCTAAACCATAGACACGCTGGACGTTTAGATCCATCATTCCATACCTCAAGCCAAGGACCGTCACCTACTTTAGCATAACCTACTCTTGCAGGCCATTGTTGCTTTCTATAGTTTCGCGTACTCCTTAACTTTCTTAAGCATTCCATGCACACCGTTATTTCTTCCTGGGGTTAATAAAGTATCTAACTTTAATATTTTAAACTCGTCTTGATCAAACTCTTTAATGTCCTGGGCCGAAGATCCACTATACACATCCGCAATGATACAGACCATGCCTTTAGATATAAGTGCAGCTGAATCAGCACTAAAATAAATTTTATCTTCAACAAAATGCGGAACCAACCATGTTTGGCTCTGACAACTTGGAACCTCAAACTCTCTACTTTTAATTGAATCTTCCATGGATCTGGAATTCTTTCCAAAATCCATAATCCAAAGAAATTTATCTTGTGGGTCATCAATGTTATTTATTATTTGCGCGTATCTTTTTAATTTTCTTTTTATCATTCTTTCTTTTTTTAAATAATTTCATCCAACTTAGCCTTGGTCCAAAATAAATTGCTTTATATTTCTTTCCTAACCAATCATAATCCCAAAACCACTGCCAGACGTGTTTTACCATTAAAATCCCGGGATGAATCCTACCACCCATGTCTTTAAAGCCTGATACCGGGTCATTATGAGCGTTTTTATTTCCCAGAAAACCGCCCTTTCTTCCCCAGGGTCCCAAACAGCCATTCTTTCGTGTTTTTGACGTAATGACTCACGATAACTAAAATCTAGCATGTCTTGTTCTTTTTTCATGTGTTCATAAAAATCTTTAGTCATTTTTATTTGGCATGTGAATAACATTATCACGTTCTTTAAATTTAATTTGTGCATTAAATGCAATTGTAATACGCTGTCTGTTACTTCTGTTAGTATCTACATCATGTAAAAGATAAGATGGAAAACATAATACATCACCATCACCAGGCGCGTGACCTAACATGTTAGAGTGTGGCATATGATCAGGAATCATTTTATACATTTGCTCATGTGTAGCAAATCTAATAACACCTGTGTTAAATCCTTGCACATAATACACGCCAGATATATCTGCATCCGCACGGTAGTGTGAATGAAATATATTATTACTTCCTACTTCATTTACATTTGTCCAATAGTTAATTGCAGCATCCATAGGTTTTCTTGGAAAGTAATGATCCATGTAAGCTGACATAATCATACCAATTGGTTTCATTAATTCTGCCTCACATTTATACTTCATCATACTACGCCAACATCCAGTATTAGTAGCTGGTAATCCTTTTGGATCCTTTTCTCTTTCCGCTTCTATCTCTGTCTTTAATAAGTTATTTAAATTTTCAAAATTATCCCATTTTTTGTAAAATAATCTTGTGTCTTGTATTGGTATTTTAGCTATTACGTCTTTCATATTTCTCCGTTGCACATTGTGGACCACATAAGAATATCATTTTATATTCTTGATCCGGATTAAACTTTCTATCTAACCAGTATAACAGTTTTTTAAACCATTTACCACATTCAGAACATTTAAATTCAGGTCCTGGGCGCACGCTGCTTTTATCATACTCCACATAAACCTTCACATTCGTCCGCAAACTCTTCATCAAATGTTTCACCAAACAAATTACCTTGAGCTTTTGGTTCTAAAAAATTAATACTTCTCAAAGGCTTTGCTGATTTATGTAGAAACAATTCTGTCTCTGTATTCTTTAATCCGTGCCTTATTTTGTCATCAAGATCACATGCATCTTCCCAATCCTTAGGATAGTTCTTTTGCATATTTTTCCATTGATCATTGTGATGATAAGGACAACCAATACATGATGACTTACCAGGCATAGGATGTTTCTTTATATCACGATACCATTGCAAACAATCAGCACGTGACATTTTCATTTCAATTAAAGGCCAACGTGATGTTAACCATGGCATTCTTGCTTTCTTCATACGCATGGCTTCATCTGTAGATATACCTATCCATTGTTCCACTATCATATCTTTTTTAACTCTATGTCTTGGTTTAATACCAAGTAATCTTCGCATTTCTTTTTGAATAGGGATCACTTTATAGTCATGTGTACACTGTCTATAAAGCATCCCCACTCTTCCACCATTAGGACGTGCAGCAAACAAAGGTGGGTTTGGTACACGACCAGCAAACGATTTCTCCTCTTCTCTAGACCCTGGTTCTGGGTTCGCTGCTTTGATTAGATCCTCACGGATATTTCCTCTCTCTACAGTGATAATAGGACAAATTGTTATTGCTTTCTTTAAATATTCTACATGCTCATAGACAAAAGATGGTTCCCATCCTGTGTCAGCAAAGATCATGTAGTCTGGTTTATGTTTCGTTAATCCTTCTTGTGCCATGAGTGCCAGACAGGAAGACTGTACCCCTGCCCCGAGTGATAGTATGCGCATCGTCGGTTCACGTTTGTTTCCTTCTTCGTCAAAGTACTCTGGTTCTTTGGTAGCCGCAACTGCTGCCATCGTATTAAGTTCTTTTTTATTTGGCGCCATTTTACTAGACATTTCTTGTAAAAGTTTACGCCTTTCAAATTCCATTTGTTCATGATTAATAGCAAATCCTGGTTTAACTCCATGTACAGCTTTTTGATTTGCTGCACGGCTCTTCCCTTGTTCTTTGTACCCGGGTTTTTTAGTCTCTGTCATAGGCCTCCAACTTCTTTAATGTACTGATGATTTTTTGCGTATAATATACATCTTCTGCATATATTGCAAGTGTCATAGCTAACTTCTCTAAGTCAACTATCTTATTGAAATACTGAGATAATCTTTCTTCTCTAAACTGTTTATAATGATGGTTATTATTAAGTAAATACATATAGTAAGAAATGGATTCGCACTTTGTCTCAAAGATCCTAAGCCCCCAGCTTGCATTAGGATTATTTCGCGGCTTTAGTTGATCATCTGATGAGTCAAACGTGCGGATTCCAAGGAGGTTATTACCTTCCACGGCAAACCTAGATTTGCCCCAATTAGACTCATGAATTGCTTGAGCTATAACTAAATTAACTGGTACTCTTTCTTCTTCTGAATACATAGAATTAAGATGCAATGCACACGCACTTACATCATCTATAAATTCATCATTAGTGGTGTAATCCATTTCTGGATTAAACCCTATGCAAATCATTAATGTAACACAAATCCAGTTCATCCGCCCCAACTCTCTCCAAGATCTATATCAGCTTTAGAAGGCACCTCTAGTTCTACACATGTTTCCATAACTCGTTGTATTTCTTTAGCTTGTTTCTCATCTTTAACAGAGCAATCTAATTCATCGTGCACTTGTATTAAAGGTACTACTCCTAGCTCCTCATATACATCTACCATGGCTTTCTTAGTTTGATCTGCCGCTGATCCTTGTATCAATCTATTTAAAGCTTTGTATGTACCAGCTCTTTTTATTGCTTCACCATACTCTACCTTTGCTTGATTGTGTGGTAATGCTTTATGTACACCCCACTGTGTAGGTTCCCATAAATCAAATCTACATTTACGACCAAGTAATGTGCGAATAATACCTTTAGAATTAGCACGATTCATTACCGCTTCCAACATACCTTGCATAAAAGGTACACGTTCACGGAAATCTTTCAACATTTTTTTAGCTTCCTGAGGATCTATATCTAACTCACGAGCCATCTTGTTATAACCCATGCCATACATTACACCTAAACCAATAGTCTTAGCTAGTCTTCTTTCGACCCCCGCCATGTCTGCCGTTTGTTGGTGAAAATCAAGATCACTTTTCTTATAGGCTTCTTTAACTTCTTCAGCGCCCAATTGTCCGACGAGGCATGCCCAATGCGTAAGTAACCTGGGCTCTTGTTGCGAGTAGTCTGCTTTAAGCCAATACTCTCCAATTTCCGGGATAAATAGTTTACGTATCTCTTTAGCAAATTGACCGCGACTCGGTATCTGCTGCAAATTAGGATGATTGTAACTAAATCTACCAGATACAGTGCCACCGCTATCAGATCTAATTTGATTAATGTGCGCGTGAATTCTACCATTTGTGTTGTGTTTTAACAGACCTTGTAAAAAAGTTCCACGTAATTTATTAAGCTCACGTGCTTGCATAATAAGACGTGGTAGCTCATGCGGATGGTCAGTTAAAAACATTTTGGTAAATGATGGAGCATCTGTTTTAGTAGTTCTTTCGTATGGTAAATTTAAAGCATCAAAAGCTTTTGAAATAGAAGCTGCTGCCCATATCTCTACATCCTGGTTAGTTAAATCCTTTATTCTTTTTAAAAGTTTCTTCTCTTTGTTTTTAAATTTACTATTTAAATCAACTACTTTTTCTTCGTCAAATCTAACACCTTTTTTTGTCATGTTAAAAATAACACGGATTAATCTGCATTCAATATCATAGATTGTATCAAGATTATCCTTCTTAATCTCCCATGCTAATTTCTCATACAACTTTAGCGTTAGCCTTGCGTCTTCCTCAGCATACTCTCCTACAAATGTAGCCGGTAATTTATACATTTCAGCCTTTGCATCTACACCAAATGATGCCGCTGCTTCTTTAAGTTTAGCTTCACTCTTAAATTCACCAAGGTAATCAAACGATATACTATTTAATGTATAAGAATATCTATTCTCATCAATAAGCGCCATTGCTACCATTGTGTCATGAATACGACCTTTAACTTCTATGCCTAATACACTAAGCCAACCTATGTCGTATTGTGCATTGTGAAATACTTTCTCTAACTTTTCATCTTCACACAATGATTTAATATATTTAATAACTTTCTTGCTATCCATGTTACCCCCACCTTCATGGGCGATAGGATAGTAAGCTTTAAATCCATTAGCAGCTACAGCTATACCAATAACTGCACCTATCTTTTTAGGCCACCCAGGACCATCTTTAATTAATCCTGGGTCACATGTTTCTAAATCAATTGCTATTTTCTCCCGATTACTTAAATCCGGAAATTCCGTAGGTGCTATCCAATCTGAATTAATTGTCATGTTTTAATTCTCCTGCTATTGCCATGTATGCTGAAGCATCGACATAATCATCTACGTTAGCCTTACCTCTTTGTGATCTTGATATTTTTAATAATGCCATCATCGTTGCTACTTCATCAGAATTAATAGCCACGCATGGTTTGAGTTTTTCATCTAAAAATACAGTCCAAAATTCTGCAATTTGTTCATGGTTTTGTTTTGTATCTCCATGTGTCTCTTGTCTTCCACCGTTAACTAACTCAGCGGCTTTTAATAATATTTCACTCTTGTTCATATAATGAACCCTCCATCTCTTTGTGGTTGTACTACGTGTAGCTCATTACGAGCACGTGTGGCTGCTACATAAAACACACGGCATTCATCATCTGAATCCTTTTCCATTGCTTCTTGTGACTTTCTTGATAAGTCTGTAAGCAACATAACCTTATCTGCTTCTCCTCCTTTAGCACCATGAATTGTGCTTAAATGAATCTTTGGATCACTCTTGGTAAAATCCTTGTTCCTCGTTTCAATAGATCTTAAAAATTCTTTATCACGTGTGCCTACCTTATCAAAAGCTACATCCCATGGTCTACCACCCATAAGTAATCCGTGGTGCATGACTAACTCTTCTAGCTCGTATTGTTCTTTATTAGCTGTTCTAAGATTCTTATGGCCACGCTCTATTCCTATTTCTGAAGACATGTAAGAATATATATCTTTAACGTCTGTTAATTCTACGTGCCCCCCTTCATTTAATTTCTTCCATGCGCTTGTAGCATTTAATAACTTCTGCGATATAGGTAAACGATTATTTCTTTTATAAAATAATCCTTGCAATCGTATGTCACGCTCAATCTCATCAAGTAAATAATTGGTTCGTGCCATGATAAGCCAGTTATCATCACCTACATCTACACTATCTGGGTATGCATGGTATTGTACTAATCCTCTAGTCTTTGTACCATACCATTGTTTAGGTATACGATTACGTACACGTCCTATAATTCTTTGTGAACAATTTTGTATAACTCGTGCACATCTATACGATTGTTGTAGTACTTCTCGCTCTCCATTTAATCTAATAAGATGTTCTACATCTGCACCAGCCCAACGGTAAATAGCTTGATCATCATCACCACTTACATAAACTTGTTTAGCATTCTGACATATCTTATGTACCATACGCCATTGTAGTTTACATAAATCTTGCGCTTCATCTATAAATACTACATCTAACTTTGGAATCATACCAGCTTCTATGTACATTTCTATCATGTCTGTAAAATCTAGTATTTCTTTTTTCTTTTTAAATTCTTCAATAGAACGTTGTGCTCTCAACAATGCATGCCAAGAAACGTCTAAATTAGAATCATTATAATGATGTTCTAAATCCATACATTTCATTCTTGCTAAATTTACTTCAGACAGGAGCTGGTTATCAACTGTAAACACTCCACCTGAATCAACACCATCAGATACTGATCCTAAGTCCATACCAAATGTTTGTCCAAACTCTTTGTAATTATCACGTGACATTACCTCTGACTTTGTTAATCCTAATTGATTAAAAGCAAATGAATGTAAAGTTCTAAAATATGGAAGATGCTGCTCTTCTAAGTTAAACTTCTTCATTGCCCGGTCCCTTGCTTCACTAGCTGCTTTCTTTGTAAAAGCTACAAATGCAATACGGTCTGGTGGTGTACCTTTAGCTAACTCTTGTTCCACTAAATTTAACAAGTTGTGTGTCTTTCCTGTACCAGGAGGACCTAGTATTATCTTTGTCTTACTTTGCATGTGCCATCCTTATCTACAAATATAAATTTCATCTTTAATCTTTTTTGTTCTTGAGTTAATCGTCTACATATACGTGTACCTGGTTTCCAAGTCTTACGATAGCTTTCAGTCTTTACATCAAATATTTCTACTGCTCCTTTTTCATTTATTGCTATGAGGTCGGCAGGTCCAACCCCATATAAATTTTTAAAAACAAAATAACCTTTTTCTATTAAATGTAGTATGGCTATTTGTTCACTTTGCATTCCCTTTTTTAATTTAGAAAGGCGCACCATCAACCTCCTTTATGTCAAATGCTGAATCTTGTTGCTGGTATGCAGGCACACCCCACACTCTCACTGTTCTACCTTTAAGATTAAACTTATCACTTTTACCGTTAAGCCTGCGTAGTGCTTGTACTAACTGACCTGTATTATAGTGTGTAAATTTATTTCTAGTTAAATAGTCTAAAAGATCTTTTAATCTAAACCATGTGATACCATCTTCGGTCCATGGTTTACGTAATAGTAATTCATCTCTGTTCTGTGCCTGGGCACGATCAGTACAAAACTCCTGGAGGAAAGCTTCAAACTGACCGGCCACAGACCCGTCATCAGAAACAGGTATCTTTATAAGGTTAGTAAATAACCTTTCAATTGATTCCTGCCATACTGACTGTTTTACAAGAGGAGGCATAGTATTCAAAGTATTCATACATTTCTTTTGAAACTTTGTTTGTATCTGCAACTCATCTGTTTGTAATTCCATACGTGCATCGCCTACGTTTAAGATCCATACGGGTGGATCTGTTTCTAACTTAGTTAATGCGCTAAACTCTAATGATGCACTACCACCCACACCATGCTTACGCGTTCTACATACTTGTGCGTTACAGTAAGAACTAATTGGTGGTTCTTTACATCTATAATTATATTCTTTTTTCTCTAGTTGATTTTGTACAATGACTACCTCTGATGCAGCTAACGGTGGGTTCATGTACTGTTGATTATGTTTTTCTAATAATGTTTTCCAATTGTCTGCATCTAACTTACGTAAAAATACACCAATATTAAATAAACCATTATTACGTGTTCCTTCTGGAAATCCTTGTGTACATAATTGTTGAAGACATGGAGGACCATCGGGTATGACTTCATCAGATACCTTAATTGCAACTTTGTCTATATTCTCTAACGAATATTTATTGTATAAGTCTATGAACTCTAGCAATGACGCTGCTGTTCCATCATCCTTGTAGGCATACCTAGTTGAATTTTTGGCATTATAATATGGAAGATTTAAAAAATTTCCTAAATCTCCTTTCTCAATTAATATTGTGGATTGTTTCGGAAATACTTCAACGTCAGCGTATCCTAACGCTGATGCAGCCTCTCGTAGCTTCGCTCTTATCAATTTTGCGGCGATTGGTTTTTTAAGAAATAAAAAAATATGTAAACCACCACTCTTGGAACGACAAGGCACCAAAGGTAATTGTAATGTTCGAATACTATTTATTATTTTTCTGTAATCAATAGGATAAGTATCAATATCAATACAGCCCCAACGGGATGTATTATCAGCCATAATAGGAATAATACCCAAGGAAGGCCCTTCACCATCAAGGTGCGCCTGCCATAATTCATCTGTAACAAGTTTTTTAACAATGTAAGATTTTCCTTCTTGCTTACCGTCAGCACGCTTCCCTTGGGATTGATGCTGACCATAAGCCACGTCTAAACCTTCAAATATAGATTTGAATTCTTCCACTAAACCTCCAGGTTATTTAGAAGACGTTCCCTAAAAGGGTACGTCTTCGCTTTCTGTTGTGTTAGATTGAGGCGCTACTTTTGCAGGTTCTCCTTCTACGACAGGTTTAGCTTCGACATCTCCTCTTGATGCTGCGGTTGAAAATGATTTTGCCTCATTATAGACAGTAGGATCATCCACCATTTTAGATTTCTCAACTTGGTACCCAAACCAACTACCACGATCATTTGACTCGCTAACAGTAGATAGCTTGTAAACAATTGCATAGGTTGGTGGAGTAAAACTTCCTGATGGACCCTCAACTTTCTGCGTAAGCATTAAGCTATTCCAACGTCTACTCTTTTTTAATTGAGTAGAGGTCATGCTGATAACAGCCTGGGACCAATTCCCATCTTTACCTTGTACCATTACATAATGGTAAGCTGTTGTAGCAATGTAGTTTCCATTTGGAAGGACATCTTTATATGTCATTTGGTCACGTTTAGTTTGACCCAAGATGCCACTAGAGGCATCATGCATTTCCACTAGTCCGCCACCAGTTTCACGTGGTTTCCATTCCACGTATTTTAGTTGATAAAGTACAGGGATAACATTTAATGAATCACTTACTTCTTGTGAAACAGTATTATAAAACTGTCCCACTTTTGCTCCTTCAACATGTTCCGCTTTTGACGGGTTAAGTTGAGGGCTAGTTGTTTGTAGTATGTTGATGTAAGGAATCATAACATCTCTTGACATGTCAAGATTGCCAAATCCACTTGCATCTTTTGAGTCACCAGCAAGAACTGCTAGATCTAACTTCGCTGCTTTTGCAACTGCTTTAGTCTGTGCCATAGGGCTTTTCTCCTTTATTCTTTTATTGTTGTTTTTTGTCCGACGAAAGCTCCTAACAAATCCATAGGTAACTCTTTACCTGCTTCATGTTGCTCTCGTATAAATGCGCGAAGGGTGGAGGGTTCGACCCACTCGCGTTGCGAAGATTGATATCCACCTTTATTCAAAGTATCAATTAATCCTCTAGCTTTCTCATCTTCATCCCGTCCAAAGCTACAACTGACCTGGTTCTTTATCATGTCCCCAAATCCATTGTTCCTTAACCATGCAAATGCTGCTTCTTTTTTAGCTTCTTTAATAGATGCACCGTAATAGTTACCAACTTTTAAGTGTCTACCATCTGCAAGTTTTAATTCTGATAATCCAACCTCTGCAAAAAGGTTAGGTAAAACATTTTCTGATAAATGTTTTTTGTAATCTTTTTTAGTTTTAAGTTTGTCTTCTAAATCTTGTATTTCTTTTTCAGTGTCAGCTACATCATTAGCTACTGCACCAATTTTACCCATACTGTTATGACCCATACCTTTGGAATCATTTTTCATCTGGTCTAATAAATCATTCATCTTTACCCCACAAATCTATTTCTATATCGTAGTACCGTTTCTCATCACGATCCCACTTCAGTATTTTAAATCTACCTCTATTCATCTCACTAACAACTGCGCCAGCTAAAGCTATAATAGCAGGATCACCCATTAAAAGCAAGTAGTCATCATCATTAAATGTGGATAACTCTTTTTTTAATTTATGTGTTAATGGTCCAGAAGATAAAACTATTTGTTTATTATCTGGAAGTAATACTTTTAAATCGCCAAACTTTTCGGCTGAACGAACATTTCTTCCCATTTCTTGTAAAACGTAAACTGTCATAATTTTATTTCTTGCGTTGCATTATAGCATATGATATAATCTGCGTCAACATTAGAAATAAGAATGTACAAATTTAAAACTGAGCCATATGCGCATCAAAAAGATGCCCTTAAAAAATGCTGGAATAAAGAAGCATTTGCCATTTTTGCAGAAATGGGTACAGGTAAAACTAAAATTGCATTAGATAATGCATGCATATTATATAACAAAGGCAAAATAGACCGCTTACTAGTGGTTGCCCCAAAAGGAACGTACATGAACTGGGTTGAACAAGAAATCCCCGTTCACGTTCCAGATTATATAGAGAAAAAAGTATTGGCTTGGAAACAATCTACCAGCGCACAATACAGACAAGATTTAAAAGACATTAAAGATATTAACGATTTTAGATTTAAAATTATGGTAATGAATGTAGAAGCTTTTTCTAGTAAAAAAGGTTTAGAATTTGCTAAAATATTTTTGATTGGTAAATCAATGATGATTGTAGACGAAAGCACTACAATTAAAAATCCACAAGCCAAAAGAACTAAATCAATTCTACAATTAAGAAATGAAACTAAATACCGTAGAATATTAACTGGTTCACCAGTAACACAATCACCTATGGATTTGTGGTCACAGATGGATTTTTTAGACCCAGAAATATTAGGGCAGTCTAGTTATTACGCGTTTAGAACCCGGTACGCCGTGGTCATTACAGCAAATGCCGCAGGTGGAACACACAAGTATCAAAAAATAGTTAAGTTTAAAAACTTAGCACAATTAGGACAGTTAGTATCACCACATTCTTACCGTATTCTTAAAAAAGATTGTTTAGATCTACCTGATAAAATATTTACCAAACGTCCCGTAGAACTGACAGATGAACAACATAAAGCTTATAGTGAAATGAAATCAAATGCTATGACCATGCTGCACACTGGAGAAACTCTTACAGCTGTTAATGTATTAACTCAGTTAATTAGATTACATCAAATTACGTGTGGTCACATGAAAACTGATGAAGGTGAAACTGTGCAGTTAAAAAATAATCGTCTTAACGAGCTTATGCAAATATTAGGTGAGACTACAGGTAAAGTTATTATTTGGGCAAATTACATACATGATATTATGTCTATACAAAAAGCAATTAATGATGAATTTGGTCCTCAGTCAGCATGTACTTATTATGGTGGCACTAAACAAGAAGACAGACAAGCATGTATCAAAAAATTTCAAGATCCAGAAAACCCAATTCGTTTTTTTATAGGCAACACACAAACTGGTGGGTATGGAATTACGTTAACAGAAGCGAGTACTGTTATTTATTATTCTAATAATTATGACTTAGAAAAAAGAATACAATCAGAAGACCGCGCACATAGAATAGGTCAAAAAAATAAAGTATTATATATTGACTTAGTTGCTAAAGGAACTGTTGACGAAAAAATAATTAAAGCTCTTAGAAATAAAGTTAATATTGCTAGAGAAATAAATGGAGAAGAATTAGCAAGTTGGATTTAAAGTAAAGATTGATTATATAAATCTAATTTTTTCATAAAAGCATCACAAGCCCTAGTAAACTTTTCACCTGTTAATTCAAAACGTTGAAATGTTAAATCTCTTGAACACATTAATACTACACCTTGTTCAATTTCTGTATTAAATAAAGCGTTGTGTGCCTGGGCGTATGCAGCTAGTTGCATGAGGTAATCTTGTATCCATTCACGTTTCTTTGGGCGATTAGTTTGTTTAAAATCTATAATGGTTGGTTTGTCTTTATACATGGCAATCATATCAGCCGTACCAGCATATTTGTTAGGATAATACAAATGTACTTCTGAACCATAAACTTCTGTTATATCAGCACCGGCTTCTTCAATTATTTTTTTTGCCATTTTTTCAGCTTGTATTCCTATGTCTGTAAGATCTGCGTACTTTTCTTCGTTCACTAAACGTTCTATATATAGGTGGAGCGCGGTTCCAATTTTACCAGCATCAGATATAATTTTTTCTGCTTTTTCTTCCCCTACTTTAGCCCGCCATTGTTTTAAAAACGATTTGTCTTTTGTTTTATTTAATATGGTTGTAACAGATGGTAAGCTTTGTCCATCAGGTGTAAGATATAAACGAGAATCACCATCCTGTCGTTTAAGTTCTGCGTAATTATATTTCTGTACTAATTGCACGTGGTATTATACCACAAATTGTACTAAATTTCTAATGCTAATTTGGTAGTTTCTTCTACCCTTTTTGTCCAACCTTTTCCAAAGGTATCAAAAGTAGATAATTCTTCGTAGTATTTTTGTCTTCCATTTTGATAATGACCAATAGCATGTGCAACATTAAATTTGTTAACATACTCTTCTACTTTTGCAAGGGTCATAGGTCCAATGCCACCATCTGCTTTAGTTCCTACTAATGTCTGAAGATATTTTGCTGCTCTTCCGGGTCCTGCATTCACACCAAAATCAAAAACACATAGATCTAAACCTGATGGTAAATCATCACATTTCATTTTATCCCAATAACCTTTTTTGTAAATAGGTGCTACGTCTTCCACTGTTAAATCTTTCATGTCTTTTGTGCCACCATGTTCTTCATAAACTCTTTTAGTTACACCAAGATTTGTTTCTCCACCTGGGTCCTTGGGGTGATTAACATATCCACCTTCATGATGTAAAATTGTTTTTAAGCATTGTTCGTAATTATGTTTCATTATCTATCCAATTTTTTATTTATATTTTTTACTTCGTTTTCTATGACCGCTATTCTAGCTTCCATTTTTGTAAATAAAATTAAAGCTTCTTCTATACGATCTATGTCTCGTTCCATAGCATTAATACGTTGCGATGTCATACCCCATGTAGCTCCAAGTGCTATAAAAATTCCTATAATCCAAATAGCATCTCTTACACTCATATTAACTTACCAAAGATATTATGCCACCTCTTGCTGCAGTAGGCATTTGAGTGGTTGGGCCTGTAGGAGTACCAAATTGATTCGCTAGTGCTGCATCCGTGTTTCCACTATATAAACTAGCTGCCGCATTAGGATTCATACTTTGATTAAGAGCAATAGATGAGCCTGTAGTGCCACCTCCGAACGTATTTCCAGAAGTAGCACCGACAGACGTTGGGCTAGAAGATGCAACTGAAATATCTTCAGTTACATCAGTTACCGCAGGAGTGTTTGCAGACTCCTCACGGATTCCTTGTTTGGCTTGCGCCGCTTGTTTCATTTTTTCAAAGATGTTTATCTTTTCAGATATCTCTTCTCTACCAGTAGGGTCTGGTGGTTTATAAGCATTTACTTGATCAGTTCTACGTTGTTGATTTAATACATCTTGAGTTTGTAATTCAAGTTCTTCTAAATCACCATTAAAGTTTGCACCAATAGTTTGTAATGCATTTTTAACAGCAAGTGCTTTAGCTGCTGAACCATATTTATGATAAGTAAAAGGATTCCATATTCTTGCAATATCTTCATCTGTTGCTTTTAAAATTTGATTAGCTGCTTTTAAATTAATTGGATTAGTTAATATTTTACCACCTTGTCTTGCAAGTAAAGAAAACATAACAGCGTGTACCATGCTTACAGCCGGCACTGCAGCTCCAGCAGTTGCAGAACCACCTATAGTTCTACCTGGTAAGAAAGATCTAATAGCTCCTTGAAGACCAGAAATTTGTGCTCTTCTTGCTATGAATGTACTAATATCAGGAACACCACCACGGAAACCTGCTTCTAAAACTGTAGCAAAATCTGTTAAATCTTTTGCTGTTACAAAACCAGTTTTAACTTGTTTTGCTTTTCCACCTAAAATTTGAATTGTTTTTGCATCAGCTCCGGCATCAATTAAATCATCCGGTAAAGATTTCATCCAAGGTTGAAGGTTATCTTTTCCTATACCTTTTTGTGCTATATTTAATCCTTCATCAATAGTTGCAAATAACTTTCCATTTTTATCATCAAGACCTAAATTTTCTATAAATTTTTTAGGATCAATTTGTTTAGCAGCAGCAACACCTTCTTGGTTTAATGCTTTTGTAGCAGCAAGTGGTGAATTTAAATCTAAAAATGATTTTCCTGGCCATGCTTTTAATGCACTGTCGTATGCTGATTCAATATGCCTTCTCATCATACCTCTAAAAATGTCATCACCTACAAGAACTTGTAAATGTTTCATAGATTGAGGTGATTCTAAAAGTTTAGCTGTATGTAATAAATCATCAGCATATTTAGAACCTTGTTGTCCAAGTTTAACTTGATAACCATACAACATATTTTCTGATAAACCTAATTGCTTTGCAACTGGAGAACCAAGAAGCATTTGCCCTTGTGACCAAAGATCATCATAACGTTTTAATGATGCTTTACCAGCTTCACCTAAATCAATTTGTCTCATAGCATTTTGAATTGATTGAGAAAATTGTTCAGCAAAATTAATAGCAGTAGGATTAGTTTTCATACCACCCATTTTCATTATTTGTCCAAGTTCATCTAACATTGCATCTGCACGTGCTAATGTAACTGAACCAGGTTCTTGTAATATATTATCAAAAAATGTGTTTAATCTATTTTTAACTACAACTGGAAGTGGTGTACCATCTAAACCTTTACCTGTTATTTGTGCCATGTGTGCTTTAAAATCTGTAATGATTGCGTGTGGAGAACCATCACCAATATTACCAGCAAGCTTTACATTAGCTCCTCTAGAAATTGCATGATCAAACCATTCTTTTCTTAATTTAGTTAACTCTTTAGTAAGATTACCGACAGTAACTTTAGAAGATGCGCTCACTGCTTCAGACAATCTATTATAACTAACTGATGGAGCAATACGATTAGTCATGTCATCTAAAATAACATTCATTTTTTCTGCACGTTGAGCAAGGTTCTTTGCTCCTCCACCGCCAATTAAAGGAAATCTTAAAAATACATTTGGAAAACCTTGAACAGATCTATATTTACTTACATCGGTAATACCTAATATTGCATCTGGTTCACCAGTTCTTTTCATCCAACCAGTTTTACCACCATATTGTCCTTCCGGAATAAATTTTTCTGATAGATCCATTCCTTTTTTAGCTAATGTTTGATCACCAGCTCCTAATAAACCTCTAGTAAGGTTTCTAACACCATTAATAGAAGGTGCTATAAAAGCGCCCATCGCCGTTAACTTTACTTCTTGTTCTGCTGTGTCTACTAAACCTCTTGCTCTTTCCGTTACACCAGGTCTATTAATTCCTTTTTTACCAAACACACCTGCTTGGTTAGCTACGTCAAGTGCTGTTTCATATCCATAATCTGCTGTTAATACACCAACAAGACCACCAGCAAGTGCGCCTGCCATTCGTCCCCAATAAGGACCACCTTTCCAAAACTTAAATCCACCTTGAACACCTTTACCAAAAGCTTGAGCTCCTTTACCTAACATAGAAGGTTGAGCAATTGCCCAGTTCTTTGACATATTATATCCAAGAATATTACCCCCAATACCACCACCAAATTTCATTATATTTTCAGCTTCAGGAAAAGGGTTAGGTGAACTTGTAGTTAATCCATAAGGGTCTGGCATTAAATTTACATCAACATCTCCACCGCCTTGGATTTCTTGTGCCGTGTATCCATTTTGTCTTGCGTAAGCTAATAACCTTGCTTCCAATTCATTTTGATTAACACTACCAGGATTTTCATTTTCTTTTTTTTGTGCTTGTGCAATTACTTGAGAAATTTCTGCTCTAACTGTTTCAACAGGTCGTCTATTTGCTAAGGCTTTTTCGTATTGAATTTGTAATTCTTCATCTGCTTTAACTTTATCAAGTAAAGCTTTTGCTTCAGCAGCTCTTTGTTTTTTTATATTTTCCGGAACTCCTCGTGGACCATATTGATAAATATCATAAACGGTTTCTGCACCACCTTTAACTGCATCCCAAAAACCACCTAATATAGCGTCTTTTGCATCACCACTTTTTTTTCTTATGCGATCTATTCTTGCTTCAGCATCACTAATTGGAACAGTTTTTCTAAAGTCTACATATTCAGTATCTTTAGCACCAATAACTTTTTCTTTTCCTACATCTCCCATTAACAATTCAGAGATACCATCGGAAGATAAAGGATTTACAACGTTTAAACCTTTTTTAATTAAGTCAGCCATTATTTATATAATTCCATTAATTCACCAAAATCTGCTGGCCCTGTAACATTTACTTCATTTGTTCCAGAATAAATACTATTATTTCCCGTTGAAAGTGTTTGATTTTCATCAGGGAATTGACCTAAAAACCCTAAATTAATTCCTTGGTCTATTGCTTCTGGCCCAACGAATCCTAAATAAGATTCATTATATCCTTGAATTGTAAGTGGTTGATTTAATCTACCTACACCAAATTGTGTTTCAGGTTTCATACCAGCTCTCATTGCGTGTGTAGCATAAGCATTGTATAGACGTTTTACAAACATATGCATTTTATTTGCATACTGTCTTGGATCACCTGAAGTTAACATTCTATCTTTTTTCAAATTATTAATTGAAGTTTGAATTGTATCTGCAAGTAGACGACCAGTAGGCTGTTTTAAACGTGCTTCCAAGAAACCCATCATATTAATCATTTGTTCTTCTATGTCATAGAATTGATTATCCATTAGGTTTCTTACATATTGTTCAGTAGCAAAATTACCTTCTCTAATGTTTCCACTTCCGTCATCATACTTACCAAATTGAACATCTTTTTGGCCACCATGTGCTTTAGTTGCAATGTTTCCTTCACCGGCAAGTAAACCCATTTGTGAGTTAACTAAACCTTGCATTGTGTCTTCTGTTTGTGATCTCATCATTCCATACATTCCAGACATAGCATTAGATGCTGTTTTATTATTCGGGAAGAAAGTATTAAAGAAGTTTTGAACATCTTTAGTAACAAATCTAGCAGTCTTTAAAGCAAGACCAGCTGTACCTGTTTGGAAATTACCTGAGTGAACACCTATTTCAGGGTCAGTTACAAAGTTTAAAATTTGTTCCAGGTTACTTTTGTATACACCAGCAAGTAATGATTGCTCACCACGTTGTGCTTTAGTAAGATTCATATCACCCAAACCAGAAGCTTTTGCTCCAGCATCAGTCATATTAAATGGAACAACTTGAATATTAGGATCACCTAAAGATATTATATTTAATGCTTCTGGTGACTTAGAAAATACTTGTCTTACATTTGTCCAGTTATCAATCATTTCTCCATTAGGACCAATAAACGGAGTGTTCATTTGAATCATAGATAAATCTCCTGGAGGATTCATTGCATTTTTATAGTTTTCTTTTTGAACCCAATTATCCAGTTTATATTCTTCTTTCCAAACCCAATCAGTTAAATCGTCTGCACGTTTTCTTTTTGATGCACGGTCTTCACGAAGCATTTCGTAAGCCGCAAGTGAAATTTCTTTATCTTCTTTACGTTTGTTCTGCATGTGTTGCATCCACATAGGAAGAACTTGTTGTCCTGTTTTACCTAATATTTCAGCAAAACCAGCAAACCCAGGTTGATTAGATTTGCCCGCCATCATACCTAAACCAAGTTGCATTAACATAAGAGGTCCCATTGTCCCATCTTCTTTACCCATAATGCCTTGGAGCTCGGCTTTATAATCTTCAATTGATTTTTCTGATATAGTATCATCAACTGCCAGCACTTCTGATTTTAAATCAGGAATTGGTCCACCTGCAGCACCTACAGTAGTTCCAGTGCCATCATATTCATCATTAGAATCTAAATCTGCCACACTATCATCAGGAACATTATCACTACCTGGTGTTATAGGTCCTTCTACTTCTGGTATAACACCACTAGCAGTTGGTCCTTCTGTTGTCCCTGTTTGTGTTTCTGTTTCAACGGTTGATCCTGCTTCCACATCTACATTAGATGCAGCTTCAGAATGGTCCGTAGTCCAATTGTCTAGCATCGAATATGTAAATGGATAAGCTAATTGTTCAGTTATTTTTCTTCCACCTGGCATTTTAGGAATAGCTTTCCAATGATCTATAACTTCTTGTGGTAATCCTTTAACACCTTTTACACCACTAGCTTCTAGTGCTGTTAAATTATGTTTATTTCTTAAGTTATTTAATTTACCACTCCATTCTTGTAATCTAAAATCATAGGTATCACCACCAGGTCTTCCTTTTCTATTAAGAGGTGCAAAATTTCTAGGGCCAGTTTTTCCAACCACAGGATTTTGTATTCCTGCTGCTCTTGGATTAACCATTCTATTTATGTTGTATGGAATATTTGAAAATTTAGGAGCGTAATATTTTGCTGCTCTATACACTTGTGGTGCAGCTCTAAGTATACCACCAATAAATTTAGCTTGTCTCATCTGACCATCAGGTCCACGTTTAAACATAGGACGATTAAGTGTCTTACTCATTTAAACTCCTGTTGGTTGTGAGTTTTGGTATCCTTGATATGCTGCTAACCCTGTGATTCCCATTCCAATTGCTTGTGACATTGGATTGGCTTGTGGTGTAGTTGCCATTGTCAATGATGAAGCACTTGTTGGAGCACCTTGATAGATGTCTGAAACAAATCCTAATCGTTGATAAGGTTCGTACATTTGTTGTAATTTTTGTCTGTAGTCAGCGTCAAATGCTTGTTGTCCAAGTTGTTGTTGTCTTCCACCAGTTTGTAGAAGAGTGTTAATATCTTGACCTGCAAGACCTTGTTGTTGAGCACCTAATGCCGCTTGAGTTTGTGCTGCACCACCGTAAACTTGATTAGCCATTTGTTGAGCTTGATTAAATCCTTGTGCTTGCGCTTGTCCAACTGCTTGAGCTTTTTGTCCTGCAAGTTCAGAAGCTGCAATTCCTTGTCTTGCTCCACCAAATGCACCAGCTTGAGCTGCTGCTAAGTTCTGTTGATTTTCTGATTTTGCAAATTGATCTTCTATTGAACGTATAACTTCATCCTGATAAGGATTCATGAAATCTTTGTATGCTGTTGGATCTGCTGCTTTTTGTGCAAAACTTGAAGCACGATCCATATATGGTTGGTATGATCCAATACCTTGTGAAGCTAAATTAAATGCTTGTTGTTGTTGTGGATCAAAATTAGCTATTTGTTGAGTTGGTATTTGTAATCCGGCGTAAGATGGTTGTTCTCCTTGCGCTAATCTTCCTGCAATATCCATTAATCCAAGCTTACGTGCTTGAATTTCAGGTGCTTCCATTTGATATGACTGTTGCGATGTTGTAGGAGGAGTACTTACACTTGGATCTCCAAAACTTGGTAAACTCATAATTTTTTCCTATATGTTTTGCTAGTCATTTCCATACCTAATCTCTTAGCCATAGCGTCAAACTTATTTATATCACCGTTTGTTGATGGTTCAAATAAAACTTCGTCTGCCTTCATTGTCTTAGCCCACTCAATAAATTTTTTCATTAACGTGATTGCAACCATGCTCCCACGATATTCCGGCACTACACATAATTCATTTTCACGAGCAACAAGTTTATTCATAAACCTATACTCGCCAACTTGACCTATGAGAAAGCCAGCTTTTTTATCATCCTTTAACCCTATAAGTCCACACATATAGAGGGGATGATTCGCGACATGGTGAAGATATTTTTTTATCTTCTCATTATCGTACTCTCCTTCTTTCCACTCCGACTCAGCAAACATTTGTTTGCCGACTTTATTTACCCACTCTATATCTTCAAGAGTAAGAAATCTCCAATCTATCATCCATGCCCAACATAATTCATCTCTCCAGGTGTTTGGGAATTAGGATCTAAACTATTCATCATTGAATACATTTTTTTCGCTCCTTCCATACGGTCACCACCGCCTAAGTTCTCTACAGCTTTTGCTGTGACAACAAACTCTCCGTCACTTAACATTGCAGGTACATCATCAGATGTTCCAGTGCCTGGTCCTATTGAATGACCACCACTACGCATGTCTAAATCAGCTATGCCACCAGTTGCTTGGCTTTGTCTTAAAGCTTTGTCTGTTGGTGCACCTGCTGATCCTGGTGCTCTCATTTTTTCTCCACTACCACCAGCAATACGTTTTCTTTTAGCATGTATGTTTGCCCATAAACCATCTTTAGCGTGAACTCTTGCTATGCCACCACTATTCATCATTAATTCTTCATCATAATTTTCACTTACTTCCATCATGCCACCACGTGCTGCCATTGGAATATCAATATCTAGTTGTGGAACAATATCTTCCATAAATTCGTCAAATGACATACTACTAGGAATCTCTCCAGAACCAATCATATTACTATACATATCATGCCAGCCTTCCATTGGATGTGGTTCTGACATCGCTACTTCTTCACCCATTTCTTCTATAACTTCTCCTCCCATTTCATACCCTGGAAGTTGAGCTATTCCACCTCTTGCTAAACCAAAAAATTTATTAGGGGTTAAAAAGTTTTTAGAATCAGCTACATCGTAGCCAGCTATTTTATTTAATCTTGCAATTCTTCTCTCTTCTTCTTCATCTAACCATCTTCTTCTACCAGCTAACGCTGCCGCGTTTGCTTCTTGTTGACCAAGCATTTCGGTTCCCATACCAATACCAGCTAAAGCCAACGCATTAGGCATCATTTTTTGTCCAAATCCAAATAAACCACCAGCTTTAGTGCCAGCTCCGCCTATTCCAAATTTATTACCAAGCATTCCACCAATGCCACCAAGAGCTGCACCAGTAAGCGCACCTTTAACAAGATTTCCACCTCGTTGTTTTGAACCTAAAGCACCTATTAGTGCTCCTATTCCCATTGCGCCTAAACTAAACATTATACGTCTCCCGCTTTACCTTCTAATATTTTGTGAATTGCTGCTTGGATCACTATATCTTGTCTGATGTGTTCCGA